GTGTCGAAAGCGTCGATCACCTTCTGAAGATTGGCCTTGAGTTCGGTGAAGGCGCCATCGTCCATGACCGACTTCTTGAACAGCTCATACTTGGTCTTGGCGACTTCAGTCATGCCGTTCCAGGTTTCCATCATAGCTTTGGCAGCACCGTCATTGTGCATCTGCATCTGAAGAAACATGCGATTCACGGCGTTGACCGACTCAAGCGTGCCCGACTGAACCGTCTTGAACAGTTCTGCCAGACTCATACCGAGACCCTCGGCCATCATACGTTCGGAGCCGGGCACGGCCTGGCCCAACTGACGACGAAGCTCCTTCATGGAGATGACACCCTTACCCGCCATTTCCTGGATCGCCAGGGTGGCAGACTTGAGCGTTTCGGAGTCACCGCCAAACTTGGCGACCGAGTTCAGCAAGGCATTGAGGCCACCTGCAGTCGGGTCGATACCGGCTACACGCAGCTTGATGAAGGCGTCCGTGATGCTCTGAATCTCGAACGGGGTGGTCATCGCGGTGTTCAGGATGAACTTCATGTCCGAGAGCGCTTCGAGCTTTCGCCCGGCGTCAGTAGACTGGCTCGACAGACCCTCCAGCAGCTTGCCCAGGCGTTCAAACTCGGCCGTGGTGTGCAGCATGGACTCGGGAAGGACCGTCAGAATTTCGTAGAGTTCGCGAAACGAGTAGATCACAGCACCCAGCTCGAAGACGCTCTCGCGCAGCACGCCGCTTACACTGGTGAAGTGACCCTCCAAAGCCTTGGTGGACTGGGCGGTCTGCTCCATGTTCTTGGAGATGGCGTTGAGTTTCTTCTCTACTGATGCGGCGCCCACCGAGAAGTCAGAGTCATCAAGAGTCATCCGAACGCGAATATCACCGCCAATCATTTCCAGCTCCGGGGTTAATCAGCCGCCATCGCTTTCAGCTCGTTGAAGCCTTCCACGTCACGCACGGCACTTGCTATCGGGTCAACCTTCATTATAGTGCCAAGCTCAGTGATAAGGCTACTCCGAAGCTCGACTGTTGCGTCCTGCGCCTGGGAGCAGTTGGCGATCATCAGCGCTCGAACATCCTTCTCGGCACGCAGCCGGCTGATGTTGTTGCTCATCAGCCAGAATAGCTTGAAGGGAAGCGCCTTGACCGCTTTGAACGGTATGCCATATTCAGCCATCACCCTGCAAAAGAGAAACGCGAAGTCAATTTCCTCAATCACAGGGCCTGGGCGTTTCCCTCTTCGGTTTCCTGGCCGAGCTTTTCGCCCTTGCCGTTGAGCTTGGACGCCATGATGTCCTTGACGCTCGCGCCCTTGATGAAGGCAACCACCGCATGAAGCTGGCTGAAGTTCAGATTGCCCAGGTCTTCGTCGGGCAGGTCCGGGATGAATCGCTTGATCAGTTGCTTGGAGTTCTCGACGTGAGCGACCGCGCTCTTCTCGCCGGCCAGCTCTTCAGCACGCTGGTTGATGTAAATGAAGTCGTCCACGGTCATTTCACGCACGGAGTAGACTTCACCCTTGATGGAGATTTCCAAGCCGGTATCTTCCGCCAGCACGTCAAGGTTCAGAATCTTGGGTTCGCTCATCGCAATATCCTCATGTTGAAAACGAAACAGGCGTCCGAAGACGCCTGCTTGTAGCCTGGTTGGCGCTTAGTCGGCGCCGACGTAGAACAGCTTGCCGGTCGCAGAGTCAGGATAACCGACAAACTCCACGTCGTAAATCCGTTCGTCTTCCAGCTTGTAGTTGAACTTCAGGGCGCCGGAGGTCGCGGCCAGCGGAATGACGAAGTCTTCCGAGTGGTCGGTGTCGGCCTTGCTGATCGGGTGGAAGCGCAGGGGCTTGGCGATGGCCAGCAGGTCGGTGCCGACGCCGTGGGTCACGTCAACGCGCTTGCTGGTCGGTTCGACACCGCCGGACAGGGTAGCACCGCTCATGGTCACAGCAGCACCAGCAGTGCCAGTAACCAGAGTGAAGCTGTTACCCACGGCGGTCGGGTTGCCGCTGGAGCCGTAGACCAGATTGGTGCCGTAGGTCACGGTCACGATGGCGCCGGCCACACTGTAGGTCGCCTGGGCAATGCTCGGGGTCTGCGAGGCAGACAGAGCAGCAGCCAGGTTCGCAGCAGTGGCATTCACGCTGCCGCCGATGGTGACTTCATCTTCGTTCGCGGCGGCCGTCTTGAAGGTAACGGTAGCGCCGTTTACCAGGATGGTCTGGCCAGTGGTCGGCTGGGTGGCGATGGTAATGCTGCCGGTAGCGACGGTGCCGCCCACAGCAGTCATCACAGCGCCAGGCATGATGGCAACCATGTTGTCGATGGTGGTTTCGGCCATGGGCACCTTGGCAGTGACATCGCGACCCAGGATGGTTTCCTTGATCGTGGTCTTGCCAAACTGGTCCACTTCGGTCTTGTGGGTGATCGTCTTCACAGCGACTTCAACACCGCCCTTGGTATAGCCCAAGTCGGAGCCGTCGAAATACACCTTGCAGACGCCGATTTTGACGTTCTTGGTGCTACTGGTTTGCGTGGTCATTTAATGACTCCTAAAGCAAAGGGTGGGATTAGTCGCGTTCGCTTGGACTTGGGCATGACTATACCACAGCGAAAA